TCGTACAGACTTTTCTAATTTGGACACTAATACTTCAGGTCGTCCCGGACTTACTCGTGGTGACTATGATTATTTTAGACCAGATGAAGCCATCCCAAGGCAAGTTAAGAATGTTATGTATCGTGCTGATGATATTTATCAGCGTGTTGGATTAGTAAAAAATGTTATCGATTTGATGGGAGATTTTGCAACACAAGGAATTAGAATTGTTCACAGAAATAAAAGAATAGAAAGATTTTACAGAAGATGGTTTGAAAAATGTAATGGTAAAGATCGTAGCGAAAGGTTTGTGAATAATCTTTACAAAACTGGTAATGTTGTTATTGACCGACAGACAGGTAAGTTAACAACGAAAGCTAGTGAGCAAATGTTTAAAGCATTGGCTAAAGCTGATTTTGACATCGGCCCAGATGAAAAAGTTGAAAAGAGAGTCATTCCCTGGAAGTATACTTTTTTAAATCCCTTGTATGTTGATGTGGCTGCTGGGCCGTTGTCATCTTTTGTTCAAAATAAGATGTATGAATTAGTCTTGCCAGGAAATTTAAGAAAACTTATAAATGCTCCTAAGAATGATGCAGAAAAACAAATTGTGGCACAATTGCCAGATCAAATTATTGAAGCTGCGAAGTCAAAAAAGAAATATCCATTAGACCCTTCTAGAACTAAAGTATACCATTATAAAAAAGACGATTGGCAAACGTGGGCTTATCCTATGATTTATGCAATCATGGATGACATTACGGTTATCGAAAAACTAAAACTTGCCGATATGTCTGCATTAGATGGTGCTATTTCCAACATTAGAATATTTAAGCTTGGTAATTTAGAACATAAGATCGCTCCAACCAAAGCTGCTACATCTAAACTAGCACAAATTTTAGGTAATAATGTTGGTGGCGGTACAATGGATTTAGTTTGGGGTCCTGATATTGAACTATTAGAATCTAAAACTAATGTACATCAATTTTTAGGAGAGGGTAAATACACCCCTCATTTAAATGCTGTATATGCTGGTCTGGGTATTCCTCCAACACTTACTGGTACATACGGTGCTGCTGGTACAACCAATAATTTTATTAGTCTTAAAACACTTACGCAAAGATTACAGTATGGTAGAGATGTGCTGGTTCAATTTTGGCAACAAGAAATAGAACTAGTACAAAAGGCTATGGGTTTTAAATATCCTGCCAGAATAGAATTTGACAGAATGGATCTTAGTAACGAAGAAGCTGAAAAGTCGTTGTTGATACAACTAGCAGACAGAAACATTGTAAGTGATGAGATGGTTAGGTCTAGATTTGGTCTTGATCCAGACATGGAAAAACTAAGAGTAAATCAAGAGCACAAGGATCACAAAAAGAAAACCACACCTCCTAAGGTTAGTCCTTATCATGATGCTAATTTTGATAGTGCAATTAAGAAATTGGGCGTTCAATTGGGTATGCTGACTCCTAGTGAAGTTGGCGTAGAGTTAAATAATAAAGATTCTGATCAGCAGAATTTGCTTGAGTTGAAAGACAAGTTTGAAAAACCTAAAAAGCCTGCAGTTACAGAAAAGACACCCGGACAACCCGGAGAGGGAAGACCTATGAATTCAAAGGATGAGGAAAAGAGAAAAGAAAAAGAATTTGCTCCACAGACAGGTGCAAGTTTATCTATTTGGGCGATTAATGCTCAAGAGACTATTTCTGAAATTGTTAATCCTATAATGTTGGACTTCTACGGTAAGAAAAATCTTAGAAGTTTATCTCATATGGAAGCGAGCGAGCTAGAAGAGGTTAAATCTAAGATATTATTTAATATCAAACCATACTCTGTTATAGATAGAGATTCTGTAGAACTTGTATTCAATAGTATTAATACTAATGCTAATTTAGAGTTGATGGGACATTATATAAATTGGCAAAAATCTATACAACAAGATCTTCCACACACCATGTCTTTAGATGATCAAAAGCAAGCGAAAGCATCTTTTTATTCTATGGTGTATACAATTTTACACAAGCCATAAGGTAAAATTATGAAAATATACAAGCAAGAAGTAGCTGATGGTATAGACGCATTGGTGTCTAGTCAAGCCTATATTACATACGCTTCTGTGGCAGAACCCTGTGAAGATAAACAGGCTTTTGCGTTTGACAAAGTCAAGAGTGTAGCAGCTATCGAAGACAAGGACTTATACTACGTTCAATCTATTCTAGTCAGTAGTAATTGGAATAAAAACGATGATATTTTTGATAAAGGAGAGGTTTGGAAAGCGAAAAGTACACCTGAAGACAAACCAACCAATTTAGAGCACGACGAAAGTGTTGTTGTAGGACATATTACTTCTAATTATCCTATTGATGATAATGGTAAGGTTATTCCTGTAGATATATCAGAGGACGACCTTCCTGATAAGTATCACATCCTAACAGGCTCTGTAATATATAGGGCTTATAGTGATCCTGAACTTAAAGCTAGGGCAGAAAATTTAATAGCTGAAATTGAAGAAGGCACAAAATACGTTAGTATGGAGTGTTATTTCAACAATTTTGATTATGGTCTTAAAAATGAGGCTACTGGAGAATTCAAGGTTTTAGCTAGAAAAGAAGATACTGCCTATCTTACAAAACATCTGAGAGCCTATGGTGGCACAGGCCAACATGAGGGTTACAATATTGGCAGAGTATTAAGAAATATTACATTTAGTGGTAAAGGATTTGTTGACAAGCCTGCCAATAATGATAGTATAATTTTTAGTCGCACAATGCTAAACAAATTTTTAGAAGAGAAAAACACTGATTTTGAAAAAAAGGGTGTAATAGACAATAAGCCGTTTTCTAAGCCGGAGAAAAAAATTATGAATCTAGAAGAAACCGTAGAAAAGATGAATAAAAAACTAGAATCGCTTCTAACGTCGGAAGCATTCGCATCAACATATACAAAGGCTTCAGATCTTGAGACTAAGGTTTCTGAGTTGGAAACCAAGGCACAAGAATCTGATCAAGCTTTAACCGAACAGACTGAAAAGTTCACTGCACTTGAAGCTTCAATTGCAGAGAAAGACGAGCTGGTAAAGGCTCTAGAGGAAGAAAAAGCTTCCTTGAAACAAGAGCTTGATGCAGCTAACGAAGTATTGGCCGCTATGAAAGACAAAGAAGAAGAAATGGCCAAGAAAGAAAAAGCACTGAAGAGACGAGCTTCTCTAGTAGAAGCCGGTTTAGATGACGAAGCAGCAGAGGCTGCCGTAGCTAAATTTGAGAATCTTGATGACGAATCTTTTGATTCTGTTACTTTTCTTCTTACCGAAGCAGCTAAAAAGATGAAGGCAGCAATGCCACCAGCTCTTAAAGAAGCTTTGGAAAAGAAGAAGGATAAAGAAGAAGATGAAGAAGCAGTTATGAAGAAGAAACCAAAGGCTTCCGAAGAAGAAACTGTTGCTGAAGAATCAGAAGCAGAAGAAACTAAAGAAGCAGAAATTGTTGCAGAAGCTTCTGATCTCGACAACGTTGAGACTGAAGATGAAGTAAATCTTGCCGTTGGTGGCGATGAAGAAGTTTCCGCAGTTGAAACGACTCGTGCAGCTTTAGTTGATTTTGTTAAGTCTAGACTTCAAACCAAGTAATTTTTAAGGGAGAATTAAACATGGCTCTTAAACCAGATCGTATCGAAACTCAAACAGACATCTCTTTTTTCTGCAATTCTGCAATCGTAAGAGGTGGAGTAGTATCAGTTGTTACAGGTGGCTCGGGCGTAGCTATGGATGATGGTAACGCAGTTGTAAACTACGAAACTAATCCTAGTGGAGCTAAGCCAGTCGGCCTTTTGCTTAATGATGTTGTCAATTATGACCTTACTCGACAGCATATTAATTATCATCAGGACGAAGTACAGGTCGGTAGTAAGGTTGCTATCCTTAGAGTTGGTCAGGTAACTACCAATTCTATTCAAACCGGTGTGTCTAATCCATCAGCAGGTGCAGATGCTTATCTTGCCTCTAATGGTGACCTAAGTGCAGTACAAGCTGCAGGAGCACCTAAGGTTGGCCAGTGGCTCAGTGCCCAAGACAGCGACAACTATGCCAAAGTATCCATCAACATCACTTGAGATTAAAAAAGGGAGAAATAACTATGTCAGATATGAGTAATAAAACTTTTCAACCTACTCCAGAATTGACTGATCTTTTGGTCAGATCTGGATCACAGCAAAAAGAGACTTCTCTTGCTGCCAATGCAGAATTTGCAAAGGCTCTTGAGCAACCTCTTCGTCAGGGTGTCTTGAGTGGTAATATTCTTGATGGTATCTTTGAGCCTATTCAGTTGGCTCCTGGTGCTAGTCCAGAATTTCCTCTTGATTTCCTTGCTCCGGGCACCGAAAGAGATTTCGTGGCTTATACCATTCCTAATCATGGATACATTCCAGAACGTCATGTTGAAGGCGATTACGTCATGGTTCCGACTTATGACATCGGCTCAAGCATCGACTATCTTCTGAAGTATGCTCGTGATGCTCGTTGGGATGTTGTTGGTCGTGCTATGGAAGTTCTTGAAGCTTCATTCGTCAAAAAGATGAATGATGATGGCTGGCACACTCTTCTTGCCGCTGGTGTTGACCGTAACATCGTTGTCTTTGACAGTGATGCTGCTGGTGGTCAATTCACTAAGCGTCTTGTCAGCCTTATGAAGACCGTTATGCGTCGTAACGGTGGCGGTAACAGTTCCAGTAATAACAGAGGTCAACTAACAGACCTTTATGTTTCTCCTGAGGCTATGGAAGATCTTCGCAACTGGGGCATTGATCAGGTCGATGAGGTTACTCGTCGTGAGATCTATGTTGCTGATGATGGTGGCGGAGCTGTTAACCGTGTGTTCGGTGTAAATCTTCACGATCTT